AGGTTGTTGACCGTACCCGAGACGATGCGGTATCTCGAATCTCCGTCTTCGGTCTCCACGTGGATGACCTGGAACGGGTGGCCGGTCGAAGGATCGTCGCCCGTGCAGCCTGCTTCTTCGGCATAATCGAGCGGAGGGCGCTCGAAAGCGATCGGGGTCGTGTCGTTGAAAACAGGCGTCGCAAACGCCGGGGTGAAAGGGAGCAGGGATGCGGTGCGGGCCGTCTCGATGTTGGAGATGTCAGCCCAAGGCGGGATGCTGTCCCTGTTCAGATTATAAGGGTCTTCCGCCTCGGTCACTCCGGCCTTGTTCATCAGGAAGGTGGCGTTCAGCTCGCAGGGAATGACGATGTCCTGGGAACCCACGTGCATCTGGCTGACCTTGTACCAATTGCTGAAGGAAGTCAGAAACGAGGTGACGACCAAGGTCGGCACGTTCGTATTCCGCAGGATGTTCGTGAACTCAATCTGGTACAAGCCAGGGCCGGACTGTTGGACTAGCACGTTGCCCTTGAGCGCAGGGATTGTGTTAAGGCATACCTGAAGGTCATATGCCGTCTGGGTGCCCGGATTAAATGGGATGGTCGCGGCGACGGGGGTGGGGTGCCCATAGGACAGCGTCACGGTGCCAGACTTGTACTGTCCGAAGAAACCCAGCAGCTGGATTTCGTTGCCGACGGTCGGGCCGCCATTGCGCAGCACCGTGATCGTAACGGTCGAAGGGACGGCGGGAATCGAGTCGATGATGGCCAGCACCCTCACATGGTTTCCGAAGAAACGCGGGTTAAACCAAGTCGTATGGCAGTAACCCCAGTCCAGCGTGGTTTCACCTTCTCCGGCCACAGTATTCTGGTAACCTTCCATCTTCTGCACGTTGGTCGCGTTTTCGTAAAGAGACGGCCCGGTATCGACGAACAGGGCTGCGGCCTCGTCCGAATCATCCTTGACGATAGAGACCCAAGGCAATTCCAGATTGAGCAACGGACCGAGCGCGGTGGCGGCGCTTACATCCCACTTAGATAGCGTCACATACCAGCGGCCTTCCCCGGTCAGGACATAGCCGCCACCCTCGAGCATCCAAGGGGACGTGGCGTCAGTTAAGGGTGCGGGCGTTACGTCAGGAGAGGTGACCGCCGCAAAGTTCATGTAAGCCTGCCTGCTATCGGTAAACGGTCCTGCCTTGATGTAAGGCATGAAGGACTGCGTGTAGGTCACCGACCCCATGGCGATCTGGATGACAGGGGTTGGAATGCCTGAGACAGGCAAGGCCATCACGCTACATTGGAACTGAAGAGGCGAACCCTGACTTGGCGTGGGAAAGTCAGGGGGCTGTGGCGGGTTGGGAAACTTGGGCAGGCTGAAGCCAAGCATGATCCCGGCGCCGCCGTCGGTCGGAGGGGTCCACGGCTTGTTGATGTCTAGGGTAAATCCGCTAGGTGAATCGGAGAAGGTATATCCGTCTCCTGGCTGAAGGGTGCTCATGGAGCAGGACGATAGACGGAACTATGCCAGCCTTCCACGTTATAACGCACTTCATAAGTGACCTTATAAAGCGAGCCATAGTCTTCGACATTGACCTGCGAAAGTAGCAACTGTCCGTACCCTGCGGCTGAAATCCAGCTGGTTCCGGCGTAAGTCGGAACAATGTCAGGCAGTCCTCCGAACCAGTCATTGGTCGAAGATGAGGTGTTAAGTAACGCAAGCGCGGCCTGTACTTCGGACGGCTCGGATACGTAATAATGCCCGGAGAATGACGACTGCGGGGCAAGGTAGTTCGTCTTGCCGTAGAAGTACTTGAAGGCAGGGTTTACGAAACCGATGAAACGGCCTCCGTTGGAACTTTCAAAGCAGGCCCCGTTAACTCCGATAAAAGACTGCTTCTTATTGAACATCCCCTTGATCGGCGTGCCGTCAGAATTAAGGCCGATTATAACCTCGACGAAATCGGCAGGGTTCTTGATTTCAACCATCGGACCCATGGGGTCTGACACGTAAACATTACCGGCGATGACCCCTACGTAACCTGTTGCGGATTCAAAGAAGTTCGGGTGAGTCGTGATGCTTTCAGAGGTAAGTCCGTTAGCGGCGCTGACCTGCGGGTTAGTGTAAAGCCCGCCGTTTACGGTGGAGTCGATGCCGATGTAGTCTACCGTGATCGTGGCCACGCCCAGGTTGTCATAGGTCACGCCGAACTTATGGGCGGAACAATCCGGGCTGATGGGACAGGTCGAGCCTCGGTTGCCGACCGATAGGTCGTTGTCCGTGTTCGCCTTCCAGACGACCGTGGCCGTCAGGAGTCCGTAGCCGTCATTGCTGAGTTTAGCTCCCGGCTGTTGTACTGGGGTGGCCAGGGCGTTGCCTTTGTCAATTCGTGCCATAAAGGTTTATTGTTTGCCGCGCAATAGGGCGGCGCGAGAGGGGGCGGCGGTAGATGCAGGGGCGGTCATCCAGCCGTCAGCCGGAGAGAAGCCAGCGTTGGCCATCCGTTCCAGGAGCGCGGTCTGTTTGCGCTGTTCTTCGAGCTGGGCGGTCATGGCTTCCATCACCGGGTTGGCGCCGACGCCGATGACGTTGGAGAAGCCTTCGGGTCCTTTGAAGGTGTTCGGCTTGGAATCCAGTTCCTTCTGCTTGGTGATCTGCATCTCGGCGGCTTCCTTCTGCTTGGCGGCGGCGGCTTCGGCCTTGCCTTCAGGAGACGCGGCTATGCGAGCCTGAGCGCGGCGCTCTAGGACGTCCTGCATTTCAGCGTCTTTGCTCATGTCACTAAGGCCAGCCCAGAAAAGTGTTCCTTGCAAATCGCGCTTGAAGGCTTCCCATTTACCCATCTTGGCGCCTTCTTCTTCGTATTGCGTTATAGCGGCGTCGCCTTCTCCGCTGACTTTCAGTTGCTCTTCAGCCAAGGCTTCGGCTGCCAATTCGGCGTTTTTTCGGTCAAGTGCGTCTTGCCTTCTTGCTGCGACTTCACGGGCGGAGGCAGTCGTGCCGGCGCGCATATACTTGTTCTCACCCTTCTCCGCGTCAGCCAAGGCGTCCCGTACTTCCTGCCGGGACTTCTCGATGGCGCCCGAGATCATGTTGATGGCCTGATTCAGGATGACCATCGGGGCCGCGAACGAAAGGAACAGGTCTTTGCCGAAGTTCTTGAACTTCGACTCGATGCCCTGCATATTCTTCTCCAGGGCGGAGACGGACTGCTTGACGCGGTCTGTGACCTTCTCGGCGTTGGTGTCGCCGTTGATGCTGAATTGAATGACGTTGCTCATGCTTGTTTGTCTAGTTCCGCCATTAGTTCCTCTTCCTCAGTGGTCAGGACTTTCAGCTCGGCGCCTTTGATGACGGCGAAAGCGGAATTCATCCAGATTGCTTGGGACTCAGGCATGGTCCATGCGCGCTGTTCTGGCAGGCCGTTGGCCACCAGATTGGCGACCACTGATAATACCCAGGGGATGCCCGTGGCATCACCGGCTCGGCTGCGCTTCTCCCAGAACTTAGGCCACGACTCGACCAGCACGATCTGGGCGAACCTTTCGATTTGCTCGGCGAAGTACTCCGGGTTGTTGGCCATCTTTCCGACGTGCCAGGAATCAAGGAATGAAGCCTTGCCGATAGGCTCGCCGGCGCAGACCTTGACGGCCACGAGCAAATCCACCGGGCGGATGTTCGCGTCAGAACGCAGAAGAGGGCTGTTCGCCGCTTCCAGTTGGACGCGGTGAATCAGCGAGAAAGGCGCGACCCTACGCCCAAGAATCTTTACTTGGTCAGAAGGGTCTGTGAAAGCCGATAAAAATCGGCGATCCATTTAGCTAATCCCCTCGTAGCCGACTGCAGTGACGGAGAAAGCGGAGTACCCACGATTGCTGCCCTTGTCCGAAACCTTGGTCACCCAGCCCGAGAAGGACGAGGAAGGCGAGCCGCCAGGATAAGCCGAAGCCGTGTTGACCGTAATAGAGAAAGCCGCGCCGAGGACAGGGACGGTCGAGGCTTTCGCAATCATCTCGACGGTGATTTGCGTACGTCTGTCGTCACCGCGCCAAGCGACAGTAAGACCTTCCTCGTCGACGATGGTGGCTTCTGAGGTGAACTCTCCATCATTAGTGTATGATTGGACCACGCCAGAACTTACGGTGCTGTCCTTGCAGCCGAAGATCGCGGTAACTCCTTTGACGATTGCAGCCATATACCTATTGCTCCCCAGTTCGGGTTATTGAGGGTTAACTACCACCAGCACGTCATAGGAGAATACCGAGGCCCAGGAGCGCTCGTTGACGCCCTCGTCTTCGGCGGTCGGGACGACCTCGTAACAGAGGGCATCGCCGCCGGCTACGAAGGCCGCCTGAATCAGGGTCAAGTCCTGCATGGCCCCGGCGATCGCGGCGCAGCGGGCACGGTGATCGGCGAGGGTCGTGTCGTCGGCAGAGTCGAAGATGGTCACGCGTACCCCGCAGGAGTAGTTCCCCAGGCCATCCGGGAAGTCGTTGGGCAGGCGGGCCGAGTCGCAGAGGACCACGGCCTTGGGCAAGACGTTGGTCTCGGCTGAATCCCCGGTGTAGAAAGTGACGCCATTCAGTTCTGGCTGGCTGTCGAGGTAGGAGGCCAGGACGGCTTCCACGATGTGTCGGGCTGATTTGGTTCCAGGCATAAAGTTATTTTTTCCCTTTGTTGGCGTAGTATACCGTAGGGTTAGTGCGCTCAAGGATGGATGCTTCCATCTGCTTGACGCGGTTGCCGTAGACGATGTTACGCGTATCGGCCTCGTCGGCCACGGCGTTGATGTTGCCGATCAGGTTGGTGATGGTCATGGCAACGTTCTGGCTGGAACGCGTAGCGGTGAACTGGCCCATGGAAGAACGGTTGGCGTCCACCCACGGGGCGTCATACACGCCTCGGTTATATGGTTTGCCGCGCTTGTTCACGGGTAGAGGTACTAGACTCTGAGCCATAGCCCAGCCAGCCTTAACACGGCCGACCCTGTGTTGACGTTCGGCAATGTAGGCTTCCAGCTGCAGAGCCGTGCCGACCATATATTGAGGGCCACCGATAGGGGCCCGCTTAGGCCAGCGTCCGCCGACTTTGTTTTTGTAGTTATCGTGAATGCTTGGCAGGTCGCTGTTAGGTCCTTTGAGAGGACGAACCGACCCATCTGCCCGGGCCTTGTTCAGGTAGTTGCTGGCCTTCGCAAAGGCACGGCGGGGGTCTTGGTCTTGCATGATTTTGCGTAGGACGGGGGACAGGCCCTTGATTTTATCCTCAGTCGGCTGGAGATGGATAAAGTCCATCCAGGACTTACCGCTTGGCCCGGTGCCCTTGACTGCCGCGATGATCTGACGAAGGAATACGGCCTTCCCCCTGACAGGCTGGTCCATCGGGATGAAGATGCGGCGGACATCGTTGCCGAGTTTATTGTCGCCTGCCTTCTTCGCACCAGGGCTTAGGCCACGGCCTCCGCCCTTGGGCATCGGAGGGGTAAAGGTCATGGCGTCCCGGCACATCAGCCTGATCTGCTCGCGGGTAATCATCTCGACGTTAGTGCCCATCTCCTCGGCAAACAGCTTCATCGTAGCATTGAACTCCTCAAGGCTCTTTGGCTCGATGCGGCTGTCCTTCTTAGCCATTACTGGTTGTCGTCGATGCAGGCCAGCTCGATGACGGCGCTGGCCTGCTTGTAGGACTGGCTTTTGACCCGTAGGACCTGACCGTTGACCGTCAGTTTCTTGCCCGGGGCCAGGGAGGCCATAGGGACGCCGGAGACGATGGTGGCTACCTGACCTCCAACCCGGCCATCAGAAGCCGTCCAAGGGGCCGTAGCGGCGGCGAATCGCACCGTCCACATCTTTTGCTCAGTGAAGCCGCCCGCGTCGAACTTGGGGGTTTCCATGGGCTGGGACAGGCCGACGAGGAACAGGTTGGCCCCGACCGTAGCCGGGACGCCGATGTCTGCCAGGAGCGATTGATAGTCTGCGAGGAAGGTTCCGTATAGGGACATGAGAGTAGGTAGGGATTTAGGGATACAAAAAAGCCCCCATCGCTGGGGGCTGTTCTAGGACTCAGCCCAGATTAGGGGTTGTAGACCGAGGCGATGGTGCCCGTGGTGATGCCCTTAGCGGCGCCGAACATCAGTTCCATGGAACCGATGAGGTTGCGGGTGCTGGCATCGACCCAGACGTTGTACGAGACGTTGATACCGAGACCTTCGATCGGGACGACTTCGCGGACCAGGAACTGGTTGCCGACGCTGTCGAGGTCAGGCGAGGCCGCCGCCATCGCGATGGCCTCTGCGGAACAGGCGAACCCGGCCAATTTCGCTTCGGACGGGAAGAGGGAGGCGTAGTAGACGCCGCCTTCGAAACCGTAAGCACCTTCAGAGAGGGGCAGGGAGGTCGTGGAGGTCGGGATGAGCTGGCTGTAGATGCCCGGGTTCACGATGAGGGTCTTGCGACCGGCCTTCGAGACGCCGGCCCAGAGAGCGCGGAGGTTGGCAGAGCCAGGGGTGACGGTCGAATCAGCACCAGTGACGGTGGCGGCGCCGAAGTTGGCGACGGTGATAGGAGCGGTAGCGGCGGCCCAGATGGAGTCGGCCAGCTTGTCCATGTTGATCTTCAGAATCTTCTCGAGGCGGATGCCGTTCTGGACGTCAGCGTACGAGAGGCCGAAGGGCTGGTAGAGGTGGTTCAGCGTGACGGCAGAGGCACCGAGGGTGCTGTCGCCGATGCTGTTGAACGAGGTCGGGTTCGTCAGCGTGGCGGAGCCAGCGGTCGAAAGGGCGACCTGCACGACGTCCTTCGGGCGCTTCACGTCCGAGGAGAAGTCGGAGGCGAAGTTGCGGAGGCCGGCGAGGCGGTTGGAGAGGGCGGTGAGGCTGAGCTCGGCGACGGTGTCGACGATCAGAGCGCTGTTGATGGTGTTAGCCATAGTAGGTTATGATATGTGGGTGAAAGATTATTTGGTGAAGAGGACGGCCTTGTGCTTCTTGAAGAAGGCACGGCGCTCAGGGCCGGCAGGCATCGAGGCGTACTGATCGGCGAGCGAGACAGCGGCGGCGGCGGTGGTGTCTTCGGCCTTGACGGCTTCGACGCCAGAAGAGGCGAGGATGTTCGCGGCTTCCTTGGCGCCGGACTGCACGGAGGCTTCCAGGCTGGAGACCTTGGCGTTGGCTTCTTCGAGCTTCGCGGCGAGGTCAGCCAGGGCGGCGTCCTTCTCGGCGATGGAAACCTTGGCGGCGTCCAGTTCGACGGAGACGTTGACGGTGGCGGCTTCGACCGTCTTGCGGAGGTCGTCGCGTTCAGCGGTCAGGGAGATGACGACGGCCTCGGCGGCCTTGAAGCGTTCTTCGATGGTGAGAGCCATATACTATTGCGGGGTAGTTCGGGTTAGGTGGTCCGCTCGAACTCTTCGAGGGCGGCGTTGAAGGACGTGGCCAGCCCGGTGATAAGCCCCTTCTCGGCGGCTTCTTCACCCGTGAACACTTGGCCTTCCATGTCCTCGTCCCTGGCGTAAGAGCGCTTGCGCTTCACGACAGCCTTGAACCGCTCGTGCATACGCTCGATGCGCTCCTGCTCGTCGTGGCGCATATCTTCGGTATAGCCTTCGCCCGCCACGTTGGCGGCCTTCAGTTTACCCGCACGGAAGATTTCGAGCTGCAGGCCGATCTGCTTGTAATGCTCGGCGTAGGACTCGTCGACCATGATGACGCCGATGGAGCCGACGTAGGCGGACGGAGAGGCCAGCACATGGTCGGCCTGAGACCCCCAGTAGAAACCGCCGGAGGCCATGAGGTCCTTGGTATAGGCCATCGTCGGCAGCGGGAGCATGGCCACCTTGTCGGCGAGCTCAGGGGTTCCGAGGACGGAACCGCCCGGGCTGGAGATGTTGAAAGCGATACGCTTGACCGCAGGGTTCGCGATGGCCTCGTCAATCTGGTCGGAGATTTCCTCCATGTCGGCGCCGCCAGTAAGTTTCTCGAACTTGGTCAGGCCGATACCTAGGACACCCTTGGCACTGATGACCGCCGTACCCGCAGGGGTCACGTAGGGCTTGGCGACAGGGTTGAAGAACATATCGAGCACGCCTTCGACCACGCCGTATTTCTCGGCGTACTTGGCGTGGTTGGCGGCCTTGATAGGGTCGCAGAGCATAGGCTCCCTTCCGCAGAGAGCTGAGTGTAAAGACTTCATGAGTTAGAGGGGGCGGGAGGTTCGGGTACGTCCAGGTTGTCGGCGACGTCCTGAGACATCTGCGCCGGGGTCTGGCCCTGCTGGAGCCAGTTGAACGCGGACTGGTAAATCATCCAAAGGGGGAGGCCAGCGTTCTTGGCGGCCTCGACCATGGCGGACATCTCCTTCACGCGGGTCGAGACGACCTCATCGTGGGTCATGCCTTTCTTGCCGAGGATGGCGGTGGCCGTGGTCAGGCCCATCTGCAGGTCGGCCCGGTCTTGCGCGGCTTCGCGGCCAGCGTCGACGGTGACGTCCCTAGGGGTGATCCACGTCTTGCGGTTGAAGTAAGGGTCGTCCGGCAGTTCGCCGTTCTCGATACCCCACGAGATGACGAAGTCATACGTATCGTCGCATACGGTATCGATGGTCAGGTTCTGCCATTTCGCGGCAATTCGTGAAACCTTTGCGGCGACCAGGCGAATGGCTGGGCCGGTGATGCCGGAGGGGTCGGAGACGTACTCGACAGGGAGCAGCTTGACGATGTCTCGCTCGATGGCCTTCATCATGCCGACCCACGCAGGGCTCGGGCGATTGCTTGCGATCTGGGTGAGGTCCTCGTTGGTATCGACCACGGCGAGTTTGCCACCCATCTGGCTGGCGAGTCGCTCGCAGGAACCGCCGCCACCGCCGGCGAACTGTGCGGCCGCATCGTCTTGAAGCATACCGCCAGCCTTCTTGAGCAGCATGACATGGTCACTTGCCGCCCGCAGTGCGGTCTTCTCCAATTCGAAGACCTCGAGTTGATCCTGGACGCTCAGGAGGCTAGACTGCAGCACTGGATATCCGCGAACGGCGGAGGCCCGCTCGAACTCGCAGACGTGGCTCATGGACTCGACAGGGATGAAGC